GATTAAAGTCCATGAGATAACTTCCACCAGTTGGCTCTTTTAGGATAGAATATGCTTTAGCAATTCTATCTTTTAGGGGCAAACCTTTCGGATTGAAACCTAAACCTCCCATAAAATCGGGAACATCAGACAATAATTTTACAATCATTGCCTGCTTAGGTTTTAGCATTGTCGTAAAAGACAGACCTATGTTACGTGTTAAATCTAAGAAATTATCATCAGAAGGAGCTCTCCACTTTAATTGTGAAGTAGTCACATCTTTTGTAATTATCTTACCAGCAAACTCTGAAATGGTATCTGAACAGATGCTTTTAGCTTCTGATATTGGACAACCTAAATCATTGATTGTAGAGATATAACGCGTATATAAGTCATCATTAAGTATGATTACATCGTCACCCAGAACAAAGAACTCATTGTTATGGGAGAAATCATTTAAGTAGAACAGGAGTAAACCATGAGTCAGTGCAAAACTGGCAAATGATGGGAATAATCCCAGTGGTTGACCCCGTTTCCATTTAATGATTTTATCTTTGTAGATCCATGGCCCTTGAGAAATTGTTTGAAACAATTCCACAGGTTTTGTATCGTAATAGAGTGATTTTAACAACTCTACTTGCAAAGATAACGGAAAGTAATCAGTGGCACCTGAAAGATCAATGGAGTATTTAATCCCATTGTATTCTTTTATATGGTAAAAACCCTTTTGTTGGTTATGTGTACAATCCCAAGGAAGCTCTTTCAGTTTACTGAAAAGATCTTTACCTAAGGGTTGTAACATCGATTGATAGATTCTCCCGGGATTAGCCACGGCTCGTAACTTAAAGCCCGCTTCCTGAATAAAACCTATCTTTCCCACACTATCTATATAGTCCCTAGGATCATTTGATACCCATTGACCATTCTGATAGTGATATTGTGGTTTTCTCAATTCGAGTTTGATAGGGACAATACCATCAAACACTGAATTCCATATATCAGGAAATCCTCTTCTTATCTTATCACCAAAATGAGTTTTGAGAACATAGTTCACAGACTCTAAGTGTATCTGATCCTCTGGGTATGTTTTCCCATTAGGATGAGGTGCTCTCTTTGAGGAATTAGGTAGATTGAGGATATGTGGTCTAGGCATAGGTAATAGTTTCTTTCGGAACATTACCTTTCCAGCCTTGATCACACCCTTAATGATATCGTCCGGTACTATAGTCGGCTCTGCATTCACACCGTCTAAGAACTTACGTTCTTGGGTGGGTGTAACAGTTGGGCTATAATAAATCGTATAAGCTTGTAATAAACATATTACACGAGACCATCTTTTATGATCTTGACGTGACCATGTTACCAAGCCTTTGAAAACACCCTTTTTGCTTATCCAGCATTGGGGTGGTACAAGACCTCCCTTTAGTTTTATAAAATTCAACTTTAGGGATTTCATGTATTGGCAACAAAATTCGG